TTAATTTTGTCGGCTTCTTTACAAATTTCTCTGACAGTATATGTTTTATATTTAAGATCAGGAAAATATTTTAATAACATATCTTCTTTTATGCCCTGAATGCCTTTAACATTATCACTAACATCACCAATGATTGTTTTTATAATCAATGCATTGGAGAAATGATGATTAAAATGAAAAAAATAATTGGTTTTATTTATTGGTTGTTCGATATTTGCAAACAAAATTGTTATATTCAAATCTAACAACTGTGAAAAGTCACGGTCATTTGTAAATATAAATATTTCTTCCTTATTATCATATTGTAGACAATATGCTGCAATAAGATCATCTGCTTCTATGTCATCTACTTCAATTTGCCTAAGAAAAAGTTCTTCGGCATATGCTTTAATTCTCTGTCTTTGTTTTAAAAGGGATTCTTCTTTCTCTTTCTCTCTGCGAATTTCCGCATCAGTCAATTCAATTTTTTTGTGCCATTCTTTATTTTTATGATTGGCTTTGTACGCAGAGTCAATATGGTATCGATAGACACCACCGTTTTGACCATCCCAGACTAAAACGACTTTATTGATTTTGTATTCTTTAATTAATTTACGTACAGTTGTAAGAAAAGAATATAATCCACCAATATGACCAAACTTATTGGTATGTACATCCTTTGCTCCATTGAATGACCTTTTCAAAAGATAGGAAGAATCCACTAATAATGTTCTGATTCTCATTCAGGTTCAGTATTTTCAACATCAGGTGCTCTTTCAATCACACCTTCCTCAAATGAAATTTTACCATTAGCATCAATTTCTTTTGTTCCTAATGTAAGATCATCGGCATTAATACTATCATCTTCAAATAAATTACGAAAATAAAGTATGTGTTTCTTTTTAAATTCGTCTTGATCTTCAGGTGATACAAAACCCAATGGTGTTGAAATTATTGTTCCCTGCATTGAAATTCCACCAAGTGGACCGTCAACGTGATTTTTTGCAACACTAATTTTAGTTTCAATGCCATAACTAACAGTACGTTTTTTACTATCTGCAGTTGCTGCTTTAGTTCCGTGAGTAATAATACCACCAAAATGATAAATGAGTCTTGCACCAAGATTCCATGTTTCACCGCCTTTGTGTTTAACAACACCTTTATTCATGTTATCAATCCAAATTTTCTGAGTTGCAACAACCGTATTGGTATATGGTCTTGTAATTTTTCTGCTACTTGGTATGGTGTTGTTTAACAAATACATGAACGCCTTTTCATATGCTCCGGCATTCCACATGTTATTTGCTTTTTCATCTTTTATTTCAGCATCAATCGACTGAATGCAATTTAATGTTCCAATTGAATCAATTGCAAATAATAAATCAACTGGTAATTCACCAATTGCTTGTTGATCAAGAAAATAATAAAAACATTTTGCCAAATCTTCAATTGCTGCTTCGTTTCTCTTTTCATTTTGTTTTTTACCAAAATTCTTGAGAAGATAATCATTATCAATTCTTATGTAATTATTAAAATCGAATCCTAATTCACTTAATCTGTAATTACCTCTTGCCATATTGTTTTCAGTATCAATAAGTATTGGCAATATACCCATTTTTTGTGCTACCACAAGTACTTCACAAATTGCAGTTGATTTACCTGTATTTGTATGACCACGAACTTGATTTACATAACCTTTGGCGAATCCCGGCAGACCGCATGCTTTCTTAAATCCTTCTGACATTACAAGCCATTGTAATGGTTTATCCGGAACATCTTCAACACCTGCTTTTTTCTTAAAATTATCTAATGAAAACGTTTTTTTTGCCGTTGGCTTTCTTGTAGGAACTGCAGGAACTTCCTTATCATTGTCTTTTGCCATGTTTAAATTTTGTTTAATACAATAATTTTATTTTTTCAATAAATTCCAAATGTTTTTCTTTGGAATCCAAAACTTCATCATTTTTTGTTGTAAACATTAATGTTTCTTCATTTAAAATCAAATATCTATGAATGAATCTATGAAACTTTTTATCTAAAACAATTACATCTTTAAGTAAAGCATAATTCCAATGGTGTGGATTTTCATTAGAAGATAATTTTAAATCACGAGAAAGATTTTTATATGTACCATTTATATATGATTTTAATTTCTTTTGTTCAGTTTGTATTTCTCCATATCCTAAACGATAATACCTTTCTTTACTTCTTAGTCGTTCTTTTTCGCAAAAATCTTCAGAATTCTTTCGTAATGCCTTTTCTCTAATGTCTGCTACTTCTTTACAACATTCTTTGCATTTGTTTAAATGCCCATCCCGCATTTGGGGATGGGCATAAAAATCATTCAATTCTTTATCAATGTTGCATCTGATGCATTTCTTCATGATAACTAATTGATTATCAATCACATCAGAAGGGGAGATCGTCATAATCTGTTGTTGGTGGAATATCTTCCTCGTCAACTTCTTCTACTGGAACACTTACATTTGCATTTGCTTTTGCAGTGATATCAACAGCATCTTCTTGATATGTGCCAACTGTTTTTGGTGTTATATTACTTACATTAACAATCGGTTCATCGTAATCAAGGTCGGATGCCTGTTCAAAATTTTCATCATCTGCATCAAGATTTGCCTTACGGGTGTTTGCCTGTGCTTCCAAATCAGGACGACCTGGAAATACCCAATGTTTATTATTTGAATCTGTATCATCCCAATAAGGATTAGTACCTACTGCTACCGTTTCAAGGAATTCATAAGATGTCATTCCCGGTGCTTTCATTGGAAGAAATACGTCTCTCCATGTGGTGTTATCATTCAACCAGAAATTTACAAGGTCCTGATCATTATGTAATGGAGAAGGCTGACCAAAAATAACTGCAGATAAGGTCTTGTAAACATGACCATTCCATTCACTATCAGCCATAGTGAGATTTAAATCAGTACCTCTTTTTACATCAGCAAAATCTGCCTGATACGCATTTACATACGCATTTAATACAGGTAAGAGTTTTTCAAGAGTACCTTGATTTCTGAAATTGTGTTTGAATCTCCAGAATTTAACGCCATCTTTTACCTTACCTTTGTCAATTCCACGAACAATGTAGAATTTTTTTGCTTCCCACTTGTTTGCTTCTGCAAAAATTTTCTTATTGTTTTCATTGATCTCCAACTGTTTTGCATTCATTGCCTCTTTTTTAACACCCTTTAATGATGGGTCTTGTTTGGCAAGCATTTTCTTTGCTTTATCGCAAAGAGGACATGGAGCAGGAGTCAGGATCGGATTGCCATTGCCATCAAGCATAACATTACCCTGACCATCGAGTTTTTTGATTTTAGGATCATTATGCATAGGACAATAGATAACCTTACCATGTTTCTTTTTGCCACCAGTTGTGGTAATAGAAACAACATGGAAGAATGCTTCTTCAATGTGTTTTTTGCCTGGTTTTGGGGGTAAAACTCTGTAGGTTTCTACGGTGTTGCGGGGAACAAAATACTTTGCTAAAATTTCCTCACTTGTTTTTCTTTTTTTCTTTTCTGATTTTTTCTGATAATCAGTAAACATCTTTTTCAAGTCTGACAAATCGCCACCTTGTGGGTTTGTCATTGCATTTTCATTTGCCATTTCATTTAAAATTTACAGTAAAATTATTTTTACAATTTATAATTGTGCTACAAATATAGCCTTCATTCTACATAAATACAAGGTTTTTTGAAAATAATCTTAAAATTATTAACAAATTTTCAGTAAATTCTTAACGATTTTCAACAATTATTCCATCAGAAACAATGGTAAATGATACACTCTGTTTAGTTTCATAATAATTGCCGTTTTTTAACCTGAGTTCAAGGTAATAATCTTGCGGAATTAACCATGAAGTATCCAGATCAAATTCATAACCATTTGACGTTCTGTTTACCGGAGTAAACGGTATAATATCAATCTGATATTTTGCACCTACAGTCGTATAAAGTCTATATTCTATTTCCAAAGGTAAGAAATTATTCTGATTTGCATATAATTCTTTTACTGTAAGTCTGATTTTTCTTACCTGACCTGATCTGATATTTTCTTTTTCATTAATACCCCAAAAATAGAAGTAATAATTTCTAAAATCAATTTCATTTGAAAGATTGAACGTATAATAATTCTTCTGTGAGATCAAATAAAACTCACCTTCAAATGTTGTTGGTCTGCCATTAATTACTACAGACCATACATCCCTGAATAATACTGCATCAGGATAAGTTCCCAGACTTTCAGTAATGCCATTCCACTGTGATACCTTATATGTTATCTTATAAACACCTTTGCCTGTATTAACTATTGATGCGCCACTAAGAGTATCAATCAGATTATCTTCATAATCATAAATATCAACCTTATTCACAACAATATCTTGAGGAAAATTACCAATATTTACATATATGTATAGGTCATTATCCTTATCCAAGAAGAAATAATTCCTGTCATCGGTAATAATATCATCAACTGTAGTTTCTATAAATGGTTCATAAAATGTATTGGTGTGCTTTGCATGAAATGCAACTGCTTGACGATATTCAGTTTCTAAGTCTTCAATAAATTCAGGAAATTTAATTCCCAAACCGAATGAATTACCCGTAAATGCAGATGTTCCGGTATATCCCGTACCAAATAATCTCTGATTTATGTAGTCTGTAACGTCAATCTCAATGCTTTCATTACCTGCTTCAAATTGTTGACTGCCTATTATTTCTGATACACCACTAATATATGCACCATCAACTGTCCAACGAACACCTGTTGTTCTTGCGGTCCAATTGGCTGCCTGTTCGCCTAAAACCGGAAGTGGGTCTCCCGTAAATAAGTCTTGTTTATCTGAATATGTGAATTCATATCCCGAACCTTCTTGCCAATCTTCGGTAACATTAAATAAGTCTAAAATAAAACTACCTGCTCTCTCGATGCTCTGACTATATGATTTTTTACCAATATACTGAGGTGCATATCGAATTGTATTAGTCATATGCAATACATGTCTCATTGAAGCATTGGGGACAATAAAACCCTGTTGAATTTTACTGCGCAAAGCATTAAGATCAACATCAAAAATAAATCTGCTGACTTGCTTCTCCAATGTGCCATAAGATATTTCAGTTACAGGATTCTGACTATTGTTGGTTAGATTCGACTGTATCAATGTATCGTTCTTGGAAAAATATGATCTGAATACTGACATCTTGCTTTTCTATATAAATACCTCACAAACAAAAAAGACTACACTCGGTAGTCTTTTTATTGTTAATTTCATTCATAAAATTTAAATTACCAATTTTGATTACTAAAATAGTTAGGTTTTGAACTAACACCCAAATTTGTTTTAATCCATTCCATTACTTTACCTGCATAAAATGATGAAGTCAATTCATTAAGATAATTATCCATGCCATTTACATCGTCTTTTGCAAAATCTTCTCCTTTAACAGGTCTCTTGCTATTAAAATCCAATGCTTCAATTCTAATCATTGGACCATTTATATCTACCTTTATAATGCCACCAACGGCATATTCACCAATTCGAAATGCTTTGCTTTTCTTACCTGCAACGATTTCCTGAATACCTTTAACACTATATTTTCTTAGAATTTCTTTTGCTTCCTCTTTAGTCATACCACCCATTACGCCAACCATTGCATCAGGCATTTGTAATGTCTTTTTTGCTATTTGAAGTTGATGCCATGAAGCAGGATCACGATCTTTCAAATCTTTTTCTGAAAAACCTAAATCTTCTTTTACTAATGGAGTTTCAGGTCTTGGAGTATTGACAATTGCTTGAAATCTATCTTTTTCATCCGAAACTGTTGTAGATTCACCAAGTTCTTTTTCTGGTTCTACCTCATCACCTACATTATGTGGTTTAAAACCAAGCAATCTATCGGTCATTTCCTTGTCATTATCTTTAGGTTCTAAACCCATTGCCTTAAAATTCGGCTCAATTGCTGGTATTGGATTACCTTCATCATCACTGTCTACGCCCGGCAATCGACTTTTTTCTTCACCATTACTTGCATCTGCACTTGCGCCTGCTTGTGCACTTGCTTCAGGAGTATCCTTTTGCGTATAATATTCAGGGTCTTCAGTTAAATGATCCATAACAATTTCAATTGCGGTCAGAGGATCATCTGTATGTTCTTTTTCTACTTTCAATCCCATTAATATCTGTTCCGGATCGAATTCTAATGGTGATTTACCATCGCCTTTGCCACCTTGAATTACTTCACCCTGTTCTTCTTTATCTTGTGCAAGTTGTTCAATTTTATCACCTTCAGGTTCATGTGACATACCATCATCAGTTGGTGTTTCTTCAGGAGTAATATCAGGTCCTGTCGCATCGGGATCGGTTTCAGGTATTTCTGCTCCAGGTTCTTTATCTTCACTTAAACCTTCTTCAAGATCACTATTTTCAAAAAAGTCCTGAACACCTTGTTGAGTAATAGGTATATCAGACATATTAAGATATTCTACAATACTGTCACGAATATTTGTTAATGAAACTTGAATCTTCTTGTCGTCCCTGAACTCCCTACTAAGTCCTAACAAACTAATATATGCATCCGATAGAAATTCAAATGTTTCGTTCTGTCTGAGATTTTCATATTCTTTTTTCAATAGTTCTTCACCAGTTGAAGGTTGTTCGCCACTTAGGTCTTCAGCCATGTCAAATTGAAATTTTGTATCATAATTTCCTATTGGACGTTTTGCATCACCGCCAAGGTCCTTGGAAATATCTGATCTTGCCTGCATTTGTGCTCTTTTTGCAGCAGCATCAACAGGCAATACGGGTTCATCATCGTCATCAGTATAATTTTCTTCTTCGGTTAATTTAACAGAAGTATCTAATTTTTTCTTTTTATGTGGATAATGTTTTTTTGGTTTAAACTTTTTTCCTAACGGATCAGGATAATTATTTTTTTCTTCTTCCTCATTTAATACTGCTATTCGTTCCAAATAAGCCATATACATCTGTACTGCAACATTTTTTACTATTTGTTTATATTTTTCTGGCGGCATTTGAAATCTTTGAACACCTAATGTCGTATCAACAAATTCATTTGCTGCCTGAATTACTTGAGTTTTAATATTAGAATTTGGATCAATTCTATCAAAAATTTGTTCCATATCTTTTGAACTAATCCTATATGGAGATGGTGAAGGTGCAGTACCAATTTCACTTAAATATGGTTCTGCTTCTTGTGAAACACTTCTGAATTTCTTAATAGGCTTTACTTTACCTTCGATCTTGTCAATTTCATCCAACAATTCAGTTATTGTTGGTGAATAATTAGTATTTCTTATATTTTTTGCCATTAGATTTTCCTCTGCTTGCAAAATAATTTTTCGTTTTTCAGGACTTACTTCAGGAATTGGTTCTTCTTCTGGTTCAGGTACTTGCTGTATATCAACAGGATTATCTCTATCAATTACAACAGGATCACCAACTCTTTTTTCAAATTCTTCTGCACCTTTATGCAATATATCATCTTCCCAATCTTCTTTAACTGCAGATGGTTGATTACGCATTTTTAGTATTTCATCATTTATTTCATTTGCACTTGGAGCATATTCACGTCTGCCTCTTTTAACAGTTAAATTATTAATGGCATCCATGATAACTTTCTTTTTTTCCGGTGGTAGATCATCGACAGGCGATTTTGTACTCACTGGAAACGGGGGTTTTGGTTCACCAACTATATCCACTTCATTAACACTTGCACCACCAATACTTGATACTCCCATTATTGGCAATTCCATTTTCTCTTCAAGTTGCTTAACACCGCCTGCAGTCGCACCACCCGGTGCTTGCTGAATTAACTTCATTGCAGGTTTATCAAATTCATTAACACTCTGTTCTTCCTGAACAAACTGATCCAATTCAGGTGATTTTGCCCTTACATCAGGATTTGTTGGTTTTTCGTCTGCATATGCTTTTCCAGTTTGTAATGTTTCTGAAACACTACTGATTCCAAGTTTATTTTTTAATATTTCTGAAACATTATCTATTGAATCAATTTCATCCTTATTAACCGAAGCATTATAAGATTTACCCCCATATTTTAATTTAAATATAATTGTATTAATTTCTGGTTTGTCAATAATATCAAGCATTCGAATACCTAATTTTTTTAATGAATTTGAAACTGAAAAAATAGATGATGTTTTCATATCGCCTTCCTGAACAAATTGATCCAATTCGGGTGATTTTACTCTAACTGCATCATTTGTTGGTTTTTCATCACCATAATTTTTTCCGGTTTGCATTCTATCATCGCCACCGCCAAAAGGATAACTATCTTGTTTTATAGCATCAATTAAATCAACTGCTTCCTGAACATCAGTTTCTGCAGGTTCTTCGACATCAATATATTTGTTAACTACATCAAATAATTCTTGACCATGTTGCTGATTGAATTTATTTAATCCGTCTTCAGCCAAGTCAATAGTTTCTTCGCCATCAGCACTATCATATGAAAAACTGTTTAGTATAACACCACTAACATTATATACACCTTCCTGATCACCTTCGGTTGATTGTACTTTAAAAACAAAAGTAATATTATTGCCTTGTTTATCAGTACATAACAATTCAACGAAATTTTCTTCGCCAGTTGCCTGAGTATTACTATGTTCTATATTAAGACCGTTATTTTTTAATTGATTGTATGCCATGTTTAAAACAGTATCGGCATTTAAATTTGGACTACCTGCTTCATATAATCCCTCATTTAATTTAATTTTGTTGACGTTCTGAAACATTTCAACAAATCTATCTTTACTACCAACTGGTTTATAGATTCTCATTTTCTTTAATTATTCAAATATTATTGGGTACTTTCTTCCAAATTCTCTCATGATAACACCTGCAAAAGCATTTGCTTCGTTCTCAAAATCAGTGCCATCGTCACCAGAACCAGGATTTAATTTTCCCTTTATATATTGGTCGGTATGTTTTAATTCGTGACCTAATGTTCTACATGTGTCTGCCAAATTTCTATTTTTATCAACCACTCTTATTTCTTTTGCTTCAGGAGTATTTTTGCCAAACGACAACATATTCTTTGCCTCATTACCATCATATGATATGATAATCTTTGGCATATTTTTACCTAACTGAAGTTTTTCATCAACAAATTCAATGAATTTTTCGAGTATTTCATGCCTTTGTCCTTGCGGAAGCACTTCTTCGTTTATTTTTTCTTTTTTTTCACTCAATGCAATGCCATTAACTTTTCTCATCATGTCAAAAAGTTTTTCTTTACTGCCATATGAATGAAATACTTTCATTAATCAAATTCATTAAAACTATTCTGAACATCCTGTTTTGACTTCTGTGGCAGATCATCAAAATCTGCTATGAATGAACCATCAGGAAGTTCTCTTACGCCCTTTTCTTTTTCACCACTATGTTTTTCATTAAACCAATTTCCCGACCAAAAATCATTAAGATTAAAATAATAAGGATAACTTACACTTGTTTTATTCATAAGTTTCTCAGTATTCGTTGGTTCACGAACTTCTTCAACATCAGCATTAAGACTATCTAATTTAGCATTCAAATCCTGTGTTGTTTTATCGAGGCTTTGCAATTGATCATTAATAGATTTCATTGCCTCAATATTATGTTTAATAATATCATTCTGAATGTCATCAACTTCTCCTTGAGGATTTGCATTCATGTCTGCACCCATTGGATTAACATCACCACCTACCATTGGGTCTTGACCCGTTACTTCGGGGTCTTCTTCAGGTGTTTCTTTTCCACCTGCAGATATTTTCTTTGGCAATTGTTCGCCCGGAGTTTCGCCAGCACCACCTTCAGGTCCAGGTAACGTGGATGTATCTGTACCTTGAGGTAAATCATTAGTTGGCGCAGGTGGCACTTCGCCACCGCCAGGTTTAGGAGCATCTTCCTGATCACCTGCCTCATTTTTTAACGTAGGTATTTCATCAAATACTTCATTTGCGTTTGTTAATGGAGAATATCTTGCGGTTTCATTTATCTTATATCCAAAACGATATTTAATCTTCCTAAGATGCTCTTCTGAAAGATTACTTTTTTTGTCTTTTTCCATTGTCAAAAGAATATTAATATATTTCTCTTAATAATTGTTTTCCGTCCTTTGTAACAAATACTTTATCCACACGTTCAATTAAGCCTTCCCTTTCATCGAGAATGACTTTTTTAGTGTTAACAGTATGTTCCAACGGTATAACTTTTTTTGCTTTTGCTGCCAATTCTTCTTCTGTTAAAGGAGTTTCAACAAAATCATCAAGTGCTTTTTCTAACTTGTTTTCCATAGTACTTATATTTATTTCATATAAATACTATGTTTTATTAGAAAATAATTATTTTGGCAATATCGTAATTAGATATCTTTTAAGCAGATTAAAATTTGGAAAGATTTTATAGTGATTGAGATACATCATACCATCCAGATCATTATGCATTATTGCTGAACGTTCTGATAATCTTTTAATTATATCATTTGTGTCAAATTTAAAATAATCATACATTCTCAAATCAATACCAGTGATTTTATTTTCAAAAAGAACATATATCATTTCATTTCGATAATTGTATGCGACATCAATCTTTTTCGGTAGAACATCAAACAAACCTTGAATGTCAACAACTTGAAAGAAAACTGGGTCTAAATTGACATAAACGTACTTTGGTTGAAAGTAGAAAGTCGGTGCTAAATTCACGAAATTGTCAACACCACGTATGTGAGATGCCTTACTTTCCTCAAAACTAAATTCCCAATATAATTCATTGGCAATGATCTTCTTCCTGAGAATATCAGCATTTCGGATAATCTCATTATCTGGATTACAGGCTTTCATAAAAGACCATCCAACATACAAAGTAGGCTGTGTATTATCAAGTTTTTCATACTGAGTTAGTCCTTTGTAATAGTTTACATACTCCACATTGGTGTGATTGACCAACTCATTCTCGTAAACAATGTTAGCAATTTTCATATTTTAGTTTATTAACGTACTTCTTAACGCCATCTTCCAATTCATGAAAAGGTTTACTGTAACCCGCATTTCTTAATTTATTCATCTTTGCCTGAGTAAAATATTGATATTTATCCCTGATTTTAGGTGGAATATTAATATATTTAATATTTTGCATTGTACCAAGACTTTTGAAAACTGCCATTACGAGATCATTAAATGTACGTGCATTACCTGTGCCAACATTATAAATGCCGGACAATGGTTTTTCTCTCCAAAGCCAAATACAAACATCAACTATATCATCAACATAAATAAAATCTCTCAATTGTTCACCATCCATATATTTTGGATTGTGAGATTTAAATAGATTCACATGCAGAGTACCACAAAAACTACCATCAGACTTAACGCAATCATCCACATATTCTTCATTTGCCCTAATTTCAAGATATTTCTGATACACAACTGATGCCATCTTGCCCTTACCTGCCTCACCATTGCCATATACATTAAAGAATTTCAATCCATACCAATATGGTGGTTGTTTTTCCTGTTCTAATACCCATAAATCAAATTGCTGTTTTGACCAACCGTATGGATTTAATGGTTTCAAATCCAATATTGATTTTTCATCATCAAAACCTTCTTCTCCATCACCATAAGTTGCTGCCGAACTTGCATAAATCAACGGAATTTGATTATTTGTGCAGATGTTCCAAATAAACATTGATGAAACTACATTATATTCATCGAAAAGATTTCTATCCATTATAGTGGTATCGGTAATAGCACCTAAATGAAAGATTATATCAATTTCTTTGGCATGAATCATCAACCATTCATAAATTGAATTCAGAGTTTCGGTTTTTGTATCGAGAACCACAACGCCAATATTTCCCCGTTTTTCTAACTCCTTGACGAGATTCTGACCAATAAAACCTTCTCCACCTGTTACTACTATCATAGATTTTTAATCTTTTCAATTATATTTGTACTTGAACGATCATCTGTCGGATAATAAATCACACCAAGTTTCGCAAATTCTGCGCCAATAACCCGTTTATCTTTGTATTGATCGCCAATTACCATGTAATCAATATTAAATACTTTGATAAAATATTCTAATTCCTGTTCATCATGAAAAATTACAACACTGTCAACCATTTTAAGATTTGACATTATTTTAACTCTGGTATTAATGTCATTAATTGGTCGTTTATCTCCTTTGAGGAACTTAACCCGTTCATCACTATCAAGTCCAACATATAATTTATTTGTTGGTACATTAATATTTGCAGTTGTCTGCACATCATCAGTATATAATTTTGCATACCACAATAAATCAATATGCCCTGCGTGTAAGATGTCAAAGCATCCGTTTGTCCAAATATTCATAATTCTTCAATTCTTTTAGTCTTATCACAAATAAGTAAATCATAATTAGGCTTTTGGTTCATTATAAGATCATGAAATTTACAACCCCAATCTGTCAACTGTCGTCCGGTTAATTCAGACCAATCAATGCCAGTTGTTTTACCCCTTGCGGTCCAATAAACAATTATATTGCCCTCATCATATAATTTATTGATCTTAGCAATCGCCTGATGATCTGGTTTGGCGTTCATATAACCGCCAACAGTATCACACACAGTGCCATCAATGTCCACATAAATTAACATTATATTTGACTATCTCCTTTCTCAATTCTATAACTATCTTCATCTGAATGTGGTGTTGAGACTTCAAATATTTCACCGTCTTCGAGTGCTTCAAGTTGATGTGGAGTATTTTTTTCAACATGTACTATATCACCATTCACTAAAGTAGTTGTACGTCTATCTGCAATTTTTGTATCAATAAATGTTAGTATAAATTTACCATAATTAACATACCAAGTTTCGGTTTTCACCGAATGAAAATGCATACTGAATTTTCCACCTTTCCTGAAACGCAAAAGTTTTCCACAATAACCATCATCATTATGTATTATTACTTCTTCTCCCCATGCCTTTGGCACTTTTAATTTCGGGTCTTTTTGATACTTAACATCTATCATTTCAAACAATTTTATATCTATCAACCACTGACACACCCTTTTGCGTTACTGCCCAAGCAGCACAACGATTGGCAAAAATTATTGCATCACAAATATCGTTATTTTCTATGAATTTTGCAACAAGTCCTGCTAAAAAAGTATCACCTGCACCTGTAAGATCACGTACAGGATGCTCATTGGTGTTTGGAAATATCTGTTCTTTTACTTTTTTCTTTATATTCCAATACCTTGCGCCCTTATCACCTAATGTCACAATTAAATTATTATTAAACATATGATCTAACCAAGATTTATTTCTTTGATATTCTTTGTTGTTTATTTTAATGCAAAAAACATCGTTACACCAATTTCCAATTTCTTTTTTGGTATCCATGAATACACGTTTATGCCTTATTGAAATATGCTCTATGTCTTCTTCATGCAAAAAACCCTTTCCATAATCACTAATTACAATTGCTTTATATATTCCATAATTAATTGTTTCTAATTGTTCCATTGTGATTTGCTGAATTTCATCATTTTCATCGATCCTCAAAAGCATCTGATTGCTGACTTCATCAACGATCCTGGTTTTGGTTATACCTGAATTAGTAAGAATATCACAATCAACACCCAATCCTTTGAGATTATTATATACATTTACCGCCATACCGCCATTATTTATGGCTTTCAGGGGTTTAAATACCGGAACTGGTGCTTCAGGACTTAACCTTTCGCATTTACCGTATTGAAATACATCCTTGCAACCATCACCTATTACCAGAACCTTTGTCTTCTCTTGTATCATAAAACTTATTATAACAAGCAGGACATAATTGACCTGCACCTTCCACGTAATTTTTTCTTAAATCAATGTCTAAACTGATTGGAATATCTGTTTCTGCGCCACAATTAACGCATTTTTCGGTTTTTATTTTGTCGTCTTTCATAATATTTTTTTATATTCGGCATTATTCTTCCCAAGGAAATTTAATTACCCACTCATAAACTTTCTGCATTCCTTCTTCAATCTCAACAATGGGTTTCCATCCTAAATCACGTAATTTTTTTGTCGACAATCTTTTAATCATCGTTTTTTTTATTGGTGGGTCAACTAATTTAATCAACGATTTGTCAGCACCTGTAATTCTACAAGATTCTTCTGCTATCCAAAGCATTGTTCTTTCGTCATCATCCCTTCCAATATTAAATGCACCCTCTTGTCCAGATTCAATTATTGTTTGCCAACCACGCACCACATCACCAATCCAACACCATGAACGAACTGACCCCCTGTGTACAGTAATTGATTTGCGATGATATGCTTGCCACAACATATTATCCATTGCTCTACGTCCTTTTCCAGGGGGTGCTCCTGCACCATATGGCATTGACGGTCTAATAATAACCAAACCATCTGGCGCATATTCTCTTGCAGCATCTTCACTCCATCTTTTACTTATTGCATAAATACCCGTTGGTTTACCAATCAATGGAGCATCTTCATCAATAGTTTCATCGCCATGTTCACCATAAACTTCTGATGTTGATGTGTGAAATAGTCTTGCACCATTTTTAGCACATGCTTGAGCAACACGTAATGTCATTATGGCATTTGAATTAATTGCGTGAAAACAATCTTGTTCGTTAAACCATATTCCCACCTGTGCTGCAAGATGAATTACTATTTCTGGTTTATATTTTTCAATTAATGCATCTGCCATACCATCTTCTCGAAGATCGCCATCTTGAAAATCTATACCGATAACATCATATCCACATTCTTCTAAATGTTTCGTTAAGTGTGTGCCAATAAATCCTTTAGCACCAGTAATTAAAATTCTCATTGTTTTTATTTAAAATATACTTATTATTTTTAGCAGAAATCTTTATTAAAAAGATGTACCGCCTTAATTTTTCCTTCTTGTCTTAAAATTTGAAGCAATCTTTGATTTTTATTAAAATCGCCATGCAAAACACTTTCATGCCATTGATGTACAACAATTGGATTTGTTGTTATTTCGACATTTAATCTCATTAGTCTTATTCTATGTAATAAAAAATCGTCACCATATCCACTACCAAGTGAAAACCGTTCATCATATCCATTTAATTTTATTAAATTCTCTTTATGAATTGCTGAACAAAATTCATATGCTACTGGTCTATGTATTGGATGATTATACCATCCATTCTGCTTACCACTTGGAACAACATTATAACAACCAAATGTAATGTAATTATTTAAATTCGTATTTATCGATGCATATTCTAATACGTTACCAACATGGTATGTTTCGGCATTTTGATTTATAATTATTTCTGAATCAGTATTTTCAAGTAAATATAAAAATCCTCTATTATATGCTGGTTCTGGATTTGTCCATTGTTTTTCGTCACCAATTCTAATTATTTTAACATCAAAATTACATTTTGGTAAAACAAGTTCTACATCACTTTTATCATCGACAATTACAACTGACAAATTATCATAATTTTGTTGATTTATTGTTTCAAGTGTTTTATTTAATTGATATTGCCTATTATAATAGGTCATAACAATGCCAATCTTTTTATTCATATTTAGTTTTATTGTAATTTATGTTTCCACTGCGATTTTTAGTATATATTGGATATTTAAGTACTTGTCGATTTCCCTCATATGTACCATTACAATCAATGTGTTGTACTTTAATGTTTTCAATTTTTTTTAAATAATATCCTGCTTCTCGCATTTTATCATTTAAACCAAAATCCCAATATGTTTTGGTATCAAGTTCAGTAATCCAAAAATTTATTTTTTGAACTGCCGACCTTCTATGCATATTAACACAAGTTACTTGACTAACATCACCAAAAATCACTCCATTATACTCTTGTTTATTAAATATTTGTAAAACAGTTCCAACACCTTGACGTTTTAACATTAACTGACCAATTATTGAAAAAGTGTCCATAATATCAACCATTTTTGCTAAAAATCCTTCGGTTAATGGTGGACAATCATTATCCCATTGCATCGCATATTCGCAATCTAAGTCAAGATTATCATAACCTATTTTTGTACCGCCAAAATCACCAGCATTATAATTCAAGTAAATTGGCTTTAATTTATAATAACCCTCAATCATTAAAGATTTTAACCATTCTTTTGTTCCATCACTACTGGCATTGTCAATAACAATAATTTTATAATTATTATAACCCGCCAAACGGTCAATTTCACGAATTGTAGTTATTGTATATTCGAGACGATTGAATGCTCTTATTATAATATTTACCTTTGCCATATTATTAATTATATTTTTTTAAAAATAAAAAAATCTGCTTGAGTATTTGGTCCTTTATGTGGATTGTCAATAAATTCAATTAGTTCAAACTCTTGAGGAACATCAGGTAAAAATTTTCTAAATATATTATGTATACCACCAAGAATTTCGTCCTTATTTGTACTATAAACAATTACATACTTGTTACTTAACCTAAAAAGGTCTTTCATATATTGTTGATACACTTCTTCTTCAATTAAATGTAAAATAACATCCATTGAAATGGTTAAATCATACAAAGTAAGTTCATTCATAGATGTAGTAAACTTATGTTTGTATATTTTTTTATTTCTTTCAACAACAAATTCACTAACATCAAATCCTGTATATTCGGAAACTTTGAATAATGAAAACAACCAATCTCCACAACCAAGTTCACATACCGTCTGAATATTATTGTTCTTCACAAAATCATTAATTACTTTCGCCTTATATTCAGCAATAATGCCTTGTGATCCTATTCCAGAATTACCACCAGATTTATATCTGTTTTCCCAATATTCTTTACTATTAAATGTCATCATGTTTTATATTTTAATCATTATTATACTTCCATTGACGAATTCGTTCTTCACGTGGTATTAATGAATCATTTTTTCCATGTATATAGTATTTAACATATCCTATTGGATAAGTATAAATGTTTTTTGTTAATTCATATAAATAAATATGTTGTCTTTCATAAACAGTGAAATTTACATTTTTTTGACATAAAGTAACAAATCCCGAAATCGACTCATTCGTATATTGATAAAAGGGTAAAATTTCACCTGTTTTATAATTAATTTTTTCTGGTTGAAATTGTAGTATAAATGTGTCATGCCCCTTTATAATATTTTTATATTCCAACTGAATTTTTTCAACATAATTATTAGACATGAAATCATCAGAATCGTGACGTGTTTGTATGTTAATATTATCGTCAATGCAATATTGTTTAAGTATTTTATAATCTTCAAATGATATAAAATTATATTGTAAAACATTATAAACAAACTTAAGATCAGCATCATACATCATAATGCAAAGAGTAAAATCTTGATTTGTTTGTGATTCTAAACACGGAATTAAAATTTCTTTCATTAGTGATGCACGAAATTTTAAGAGTTCAATATCTCTATATTTTAATCGTACTATTATCAAATGTTTCATATAAAATTCTTTTTATTATACTACAAATCGGAGTTATATAAATATCAGGATTTTTCGATTTTTTATTGTTTTCAGTAATTTCAATATATCTCTTTCTTAAATTACTATCAAAATTTGTATTGTAATGTTTTGTGAGTTGTTTATCATGTTCTCTACGAAAAAAATATTGAGAAACATAATACATTTTACTTTTTGTTGCCAATGTAATTCTATGTATCATGTCACTATCAGCACCGCATTTCCAATCTCTAAAACCGCCTACTATATTTAATACATTTTTATTAATAAATAAAACGCCATCATTACGTGATACCGTAGGAATTTCATATTTTGACATATTTTCCAACATATTAATATTCATTACATCATCAGCACCAAATATTTGAATGTATTCTCCATTTGGAACTAATTGTATAAGTGCATTGAACATTTGATACGGACCATTATTTTCCTCAGAATAATATACATATAAATTTGAATATTTTTGATGAATCTCCTTTATTTTTTCCAATGTTTTTTCACAGCCATCAATACCTAACAATATTTTATAACATTTATACGTTTGTTTTTCAATTGAATTTAAACATTCTTCAATAAATTCAGCACAATCATATGCAGAAATAATTACATTTATTTTTTTTCCTGTTTTCACAGGATGACTTCTGACATAAATTTCATGCCCTTTTGATTTATTAAGTCTATCTGCTTTATTTTGTTGTTCAAATAGAATTCTTTTTTTAATTGTCTTTTTAATATTTATATTATTTCTTTTCATTTAAATCGTGTTGAAATATTTATTTATAAATTCAGTCTGTACTCTATCACTATATCTATGTCTATTAAATACATAATCATCTTCAGGAAGTTGCTCTTTATGTCTTAAATATCCTTCTTGATGTGCAAGTATTATCCTACGAATACCTCTTTTTTTAGCAAAATAATTTACATATATGTCATCCATTGAAGTACCGCCACAGAAGTCATACCATTTATCAAGATCATTATAAAAATTTCTTTTAAATAAAGAACCACAATTAGATGCAATGTCAACCTCAACATCATTTAAAACTGTGCCTAATGATCGAAAAACTGCCAACGGTTGTCCATAATAACTACCAATAATACCTTTTGGTATGATTCTACCGTGTAGAGAAACCATAGCATTATATTTTTCACAGCCTTGAATTAATTTATTAAGATAATCAGGTGGATATATGAGATCATCGTCTGCCAAGCATATATAAAAATTACTTCCAATAGCAATAAATCTGAGTTTTTCATTACTGCCCTTTTCATTATTAGTTCTATGTAATATAACTTTTGGATCATCCAATTCTTTATTAACAAATTCCCATTGTTCATTAGTGTAATTATTACATGCTATTGTAACACTACCCACTTCTGGACTCTGCAATAACGATTTAACTGTTTTAACCACATGTCCCTGTCGCCACAATGATGCCATATAAATATCAACCAATTTCTCCATAATTAATCAACAGGTATTTGACCAAAATTGGGTTTGCCTTGTGTCTGAGTTAACACGGCATTGATCCATTTTTGTTTTAATTTTTTTGCTAATTGCGTCATTACACGATAATCACCAAAATTCCATGAACCCCAATCAACTGGCAAATGTTTACTATGAAACATAAAACCAATACCCGAAATCTGACCTGCAATAATTTTACCAAAACTTTCATTTGGTGGTACAATCCAACCGTTGATGTCTACTCTCCAAAATATCATTTGGTCCTCATTATCAATATTGTTTACTATAATTTTTAATGACTCATTGGAAACAAATTTATCGTCATCGTCTAAATACATTACCCAACCGTTTTTAACGTGTTTTTGTAACTCATTTAAATGTAAATTCCAAGGTGCTTGATATGTTCCATATTCTGCAACAGGAAATTGTACGTCTTGAAGTTTTAAGTTTATACAATCACCATAATAATCACAATCCGTATCACTACCAACAACATGATTAATATTTTTATGACTTTGATTTAATATTGATTCTCGGCAATTCTCAAAATATTTAGGTCTGTTGTGCGTTCTTGTTATTATATTAACAAGTGCATCACTATATTTACCTTCCACAAATTTACTTACAGGAAGTATTTTCACCACATTTTGTACTATTGAAACACCGTTATTTTGTATGAAATTCAATAAAGTAAAATAATCTGTCATAAATCTGTTTTCACCGCCAGGAATTTTGTTTCTTGAAACAGATTCATAGTGATATGCAACAGCATCACTAACAGTAATGTTTTTTAAACCCAATATTTTACAACGGAGATTTAATTCAACGTCCTCAAGGCATTCCACGTAATTTTCCGGAAATCCACCGAAAGACTGAAATAAATCTTTTTTTATTAGTAAAAATGCTCCAGTATTACCGATTGAATTCATATTTACACCTGTCTGATAGTCTTCCAATTTTTTTATGTCCCGATGTGAAAGTCTTATATTGGTTTCATGATCCCGATATATTATAATACCATTATGCTGAATACTGCCATTACCGTAATGCAAACGAATTCCAATTGTACCAACAACGTCTTTATTCTTATTATAGATTTCAACACATCTGCTGAGTGCATCATTAATTAACCTAATATCATCGTTGCAGAACAGCACTAATTCTGTGTCGGCACTCACATGATTTTTCACCATATTGTTGTTGATTTTGGCAAAATTATACCAATCATAACGAATAAGTTTTACCTTATCACTCAGTATTTCATCATATCCACTAATTACATCATCAGTACTACCCGTGTCTGCAATTAAAATTTCGTAATTACTATAATTACAGATATCATTCCACGAATTTATATTATTAAGAATATATTTAAGATTATTCTTTGTAGGTATAATGATCGAAACCTTGGGTTCTGCAGTTAACTTGACAACAATATCACTATAAATTGGTGGTAACGACAATGGTAATTCGTCTTCATATTTCTTTGCAAATTGCCGTCTACAATCTTCCCATTGTTGATTGGTCTGACCAACTGACTTATGCAGTATCCTGATTACGGTTGTTACACCAATATTACAACCATCAAGATAGTTAGGCATACAGAAACTCAGGTCATAAAAATGAAAACCTTTAAATTCTTCATCAAATTTATGTATAATTGTGTCGGGATTAAATGTTATAAATAAACCATCAATTAAAACCACTTCTTTTACATTAAGAATTGGCTTAGAGTATTCACTTACCCATTGAGTTAAACCATCGGTATGTTCCACAATGCCACACATTTTGGTTCGATCTTCCCACCACATTCCCGATGCGGGAAGATATGTACTTCCAGCAACACCAATAATGTCGTACTTTGAATTATTATATTTAGTTAGAAGTAGTCTACCCCAATTTTTAGTTTTAATAATAATATCATTATGACACATTACAAAAATACAATCATTGACTTTATGCTTCTCAATTGCATCATTATATACCTGTGGTAGACTAAATTGATTGAGGTTTTGATAACAAATTGTTTTGTGTTGAACTCCAATTGTTTCATCTACGTGTTTTATAAACTTTTGATTTTCTTCTTCTGAAAAATGTGAGGAAAATACGACTACGATGTTATTTTTCATATTTACATTTTATGCAACCGCAAACATAAAGAAAAAAAATCAGAGATGCAAGGATTATTGTTGAGTATATGCAGTTAATGCACTTTCATAATCACTCTTTACTTTTGACAATGGAAATGGTATTCTGATTAACTGACCATCAGGTATATCAAACTCTGACAAATAACCATTTGCATAGAGGATCAGGAAATCATAAAATGGACTTCCATAATATTTTTGACTGATTTTATCTAATCTATTATATTCAGTATTCCAAGTTTCATACTTATCACTTGGATTTACAGGCAGTATAACAAATGGCATAGGATCAGTAGTGCCATCGGCATTTGTTAATATTGCATATCTATTATAATCTTTCTGTGGCATAGTTTATCTTGGTATAAATCCCATTGCTTTTAAGCCGGGAGCAAATAATGCATATTTTAATTTATTTTGTTCAGATGTTAATATACCATCCATGTAGGACTTCTGATTATTTGCTTCAGTTGCAGGACGATAGTACATACCAGCATTTGTATAATTTGAATTAGCATAATAATTAAATGTCAAAGCATTTTGAAGTGCATCAATTGGTCCAACTAATGATTGACCACCGATTATATTCATCTGTAATGTTATTTTAGCCAACATTGGTTGCATACCAAAACCTTCAGGGTTCATATCCCAAGGGGCATCAGTATAGTCAATGTTCAATTGGTTAATAACTACTTTTGTAAAGAAAAAGTCACCAATTCTTAAAATACAAATCGGCTGACGACCAAAAACTGAGTTTTTTGCTCTCAAAATACCGTTATCATCGGTCATATCAAAACGTTTTGCCGCACCCTGTCTCATACATTGCTGTAAAAATGTCAATCTACGATGAAAATCTTCAGGAGTTTGACTGTGAAATACTGGATACATATAATTTCCACTTATTGACTTAAATCCATTGAGTATTGCCTCAGTATCTTTACCTCTTTCATTATAAACACAATCTGCTCCGGAATTACTTTTTTGATTACTGCTTATTTTAGCAAGTGAATTTGAATCATGATTTAATTTCGTTATATTACTTTTATCTTCCTGAGAAGTTGGCGGTACAATTGGTGGTGGAACTTTATTATTTCTTTTAATAGTAATTCTTGCATATCTTGCACTAATTGTTTCATCTACTTCAATTCTTTTTATTTCTGCAGTACTTAAACTTGCCAATAAACTACCTGTACTACCCACAGTACCTGTAAGTTCCTTCGTACTTGTATCAAGAATCACATTTATTTTTGGATTAAGATTTTCAGGATATTGACCAAATAATGCTTTGATCCTTTCTCTAATTAATTTTATTGCTGCGTTTGCCCTGCGAAGACCTAAATCAGTATTGTATTTAGGTTCTTTTTTGGCTTTAGTATTTGGGTCTTCGATATATAATTTTGATGCACCGCCTCTTACAATAATATCATAATATGATCTGTTATTGACATTATTATATGTTTTATAAAGTGCTGCAGTTAATGCACTACCACCACCAGGCAGATCAGTATTTGTCATAGCAGTTGTCGTATATTGTGAAAAACCTGCAGGTAATGGTAAATGTAATTGTAAATAATTAGGATTAGTTGTTTCCAAAGTACTATCTCCACTTACATTCATTTTCACAAATATGCCATTATTAAAACCAGAAGAAACTTGACCCCTTGCATTTAAACAACCATTTATTATTTGATATTCATATTCTTTACCATACATAACATCAATAGCAGTATCTTCTTGACCGGGTTTTGGAAAATCATTAGGAAATACAATTATTTTATCAGGTACAGTCAATTCATCCGGTCCTGCAGGTTGTGTAGGTCCAGTAATTGTTTTCTTTTGTATTTCAATGTCAGTACTTTTCTTAGGTGGATTATTTACAGGTGTCAGTGGTCCATAAGGATTACCACCAAAAGCAAAAAATTCTGAAATTATTTTATGTTTATTTGCACCTTGATATAGTGCATCTTTTAATTGATACGGATAATCAACAAGCAAAGTAAAAGTTAATGTTGCCGTTCTTGTTGAATTCTGATATGCATACATTGGTTCACTTCTGCCAACCATAACAGTTGATTCATATACGGCATTAGTTGTTTCCTGTATGGTAACATCATATGGTGGAAACCACATTTGTCTGCCATTAAATTGTCCTACTTCACATGCAGGAATCATTGAACCATATTCATCATCAATAATGCCAATACCCGAATCATTACTAATAACCCTAACAGCAAGATTTTCAATTGAAAACATCAAATTATGATTATTTAAAAAACTCTGACCCTGTAAATTCTTATCGATTGTCGGATGCATACGTGGTATTACAGACTTATATATAACAGAATTTGGATTACCCTGATATTCGGTATTACCATTAAATCTTATTGCTTTTGCAAATCTATTATATTGATCAAAAGCACTATGTTGTCGAACACCTGTTAAACCAGCAGTTTCACTTTTTTGAGCATATGTACTATTATTTGCAACCCAAAGTGCAGAACCATTAAAACCTTCAATATTTTTACCTTTTAAAAATGCTTTTTTTGTAATACTAATCAAATTACCTTCACTTGCGTTCAATAAGTTACGTGTATATTCCAATAAACCCTGATATGCATTAAATTCAGTATTTCTTCTGTCAACAGTTATTGATGCTGAATCGGCATCATTAAATGTGCCAAGTAATATATTAGTCTCTTCATTTGCTTTTGCTGAAATACCATTTCTACCCCAAACAAGTTTATCCTTTGAAACAACAGAATCCATTTCAACATTATTAAATTCATCTGCAGGATTAATCCAATTATTACTTACTTCACTAATTGAATATCCTTGTTCTTTTATGCCTGTACCTAAATTAAATTTTACGTAGTCTTGTGTTGGTGCATATTCTTGTGTACCACCTTGTATTGCTTGTGCAGCAGAACTATATGTTGGACCTAATCCAGCAAAATTATTTATGTTTTCCATTGCATATACCATTGCGCCATTTGCATTAATTATTGAAACAGTACTAATTGGCGGAAAAATGCTATATGGATTACTTTGAGCAGTAAAAAAATTATAATAATTCTGAAATTTATTTTGTGGAGAACTTTCTGAACCAATTAAAGTATTTCTTGTAGTTAATTTTGCATTTATCTCACTTGCAGTAGTTTGTAACGCATTATCGGTAGGGGTTCTACTAAAACCTTCTTTATAAATATTCTGATTAAATGCATTAATTAAAAATGTTAATTGACCCAAACCAGTATTCTTAATATAAAAACTATTTTGAATTAATGGATTATTTGAAATAGGAATTGAATTTATATTTGTAGATTGACTGCCTTTAAATGGATTTTTTCTACTTGGATTAAAAGATGTTAGTGAATCCAAAAAGTCTTGAAAACTTGTAACCTTCGGCTTCTTAGTAATACTAAAATTAATATTTTCGGTAAAAAGATGTGTATTTTTATCACCATCAAATAAATTGGCTAATTTAATCGTTGGAAAATGTTGCTGTGCCATGTTTGATCCAGCATTATAAGCAAATTGAGTACCAAGCATAGCCAAACCAATATCTGATAATGGAGATTGTTGCACAATAAGTCTTGCAAATACAGTATTTTTTAAATCAATTGACTTAAATGGAGCAATCATACTTAAAACACTACTAACTGCATTAACAACATTCTGTACCTGTTGCTTCTCAGTAATAGGATATATCCTGTTAGGAGTATATAAATTTCTCGCAACTAATTGATTTCTAACAATCTCAGTACTTGTTAATAGTCTTGAAGGATTATAATTTACATTATCTGCAATTGGCATAGAAAGATATTTTTAAATAAATACTTGCAGATTAATTTTATTGTCAGTACTTTTACATTGGATAAAACTGTGCCAAACCGTTGGAAACAATTTTACCATCTATCAATCCTAAAAATTGGGTATAGTAAAAATAAATTTAATTAAAGGGTTTTGATTTACGTTCTTAAATATATAACTTTGAGGTTGAAAAATGAATTACGATAGTAATGAATATAGTTTTCCTGTTTTTCAAGGTGTTTTTGTTTCAGAGGAACGAAAACCAAACCTTGTGACTTCGTGTTTTTCGAGGAAGGAGAAAATCGTTTTCGTTTTCGCAAAACGATGCGAAGTTACAAGAAAAAAATGACAAATGCAAGACTTTTTAAAAATGTTGAAAAATTAGATTATGTTTTACCACTTTTACCTGCTTTGGAATCAACGGAACTTTGACTAACATAATCACTTGTCTTAGTTGCCTGATGAAATTTATAGCCATCAATATTCATGGTTATGTTTGAAACAACTGCAACTTCTTTATTTGCAAATTCAACTTTTAATGGTGTTTTTAATAATGCTGCAAGTTCTGCAAATGCCGATCCACCTTTGGTATTCATATTTGAAATCGATTTAATTGCATTATCAACAGCAATAAAATCATCTTTACTTCCGGTAAGCACTGCGCCTATTTTTCCAAAGGCATCACCTACTGCAGTTAATTTTGCCCCTGAATGTCTTTCAATACTATTCATTAAGGCTGAAAATTTTAACATTCCTAATCCACCACTAAATGTTAAAGCAATCATAGATGCAGTAATTGCACCAATACCTAAACCAACTTTTAACATAGAAGGTCCTGCATCCTTACCTGCAGTTACAAGTTTAGTAAGACCTTCAGCCATTATACCAATACCTTTTCCTGCCAAATTAACACCAAATCCCATTGCAACCATTGCTGCGCCTACTGCCAATATTGGTATTGCTGCTTCCCAACCTGCTGCCCCAACTAATGCTAATCCAACGGCTGCAAGAGGAAATGAAATTGCTAATGTCATTGCAATTGATTTTAATGATTTTGCTTGTTCAGGTCCAAGTCCTTTCATTGCTTCGGCAAGTTTGCTAATACCTGTTGCAGCAAGATTTATACCTTCACCTGCACCTGCCAACGCCAAACCAATTCCTGCACCTGCACCCATTTTACTTAATCCTGCACCTGCACCACTACCAAAAGAAGGACCTGCACCACCAGTAGCAGGAATACCGTTAGGTGAAGGAATTACTTTTTTACCTGCACCGCCTAAAAGACTGCCGACTTTACTTCCCATAAGACCCTTCGTAAGATTTCCTGCAACTGCTCCAAGTATACCACTAACTGTTCTCCATACTAAGGCTGCTGCCATAAATCCGCCTACAACTTTTAACCAAGGAAGATGACCTGTTGTAAAAAAATCTATAATTGGTTTAACGATCTTTTTCAATGAATCTATCATTATATTAATTCTTTGAAGTAATGGAAGTAATGCTGATTTTAACTCCATAACTGCTGCTTTTAATGCTTCTTCGGCAGTCATTGAATCTTCAGCACGTTTTTTAAGACCTACACTTTGTTTAGCAAATGCCTGTGCCTGTTCTTTAGTTAAAGAAGTAATATCTTTCATTTCGCCACCGACTTTGGCTTCAAATTGACCTGTTTGTGAATTAAAGATTGCTGCACCTTCAATAAGTTCCTTTTCTTTAGGACTTAATCCCATACCTGACATTTTAACACGAAGTCTTTGCATTTCTGCCATACGAAGTGCCTGTGTTGTTAAATCACCCGCCTGTAATCCTAAGACTTTTTCGGCTTGTTCAAGTCTGTCACGGTCTGCCGGACTAATAAATTTTTCGAAACTACCATCTGCTTTCTTTCTAAATGTTACAACACCCTTAGTCATTTCATTTAATCTTTCCTGGAATTTCTTAGGATCATTACGTTTTAAATAAAACATTTCAAGAAAATCTTGTTTTGCAAATTGACCGCCTAAAACTTGTAATTGTGCAAAAGTATCAATAGCACCTTCAAGTGTTTTTACTTTATCCATAGCACCAAATGTGCTGGTCATATCAATTTTCATTTTTTCAGCATATTGTGCCATTTCTGCATAACCTTTGACACCCTGTTGAAAATTCATTGTTTGGAGTTTCTTAAAATTATCTGATACATTTTTTAATACCTTAGTAGTATTAACACCCATTCTTTCTGAAGTATCAACAACATTTTGAACATAATCCATTGCTCCTTTGGCATTAACACCCATTAATTCGAATTGTGCTCCAAGTTTTGTTCCTTGTTCGATGCCAAGTCCAGTACCTCTACCAATTAATGCAATATCTTCTACCATTTCTGCAGATAATGCACGTGCTCTACCTGTTTCATCTGCAAAACCTGTCATGATTTTCTGAACATCTTCAAGACTACCGCCAATATGTGCAACAAAACGAGCAGATTCTTCAAATGATCCTCTCATTTCCATTGCTTTAGCACCTGATAATCCAAGACTTAAAATAGTTGATTTAATGGCTTTATCTGAATCCATTAAATAACGCCATGCACTCTTTAATCCTTTATTATAATCACCTAAAGTTTTATTTACAATGGTTCTTAAAAGACCTTCTTTTTTTACAGATTCATTTATCTTATTTTGATCTTTTAATATTTCATCTAATTCTTTTTTTTCAGTAGTAGTAAGAGCACTATTTTTTGATTTTGATTCACTAAGAAGTCTTTCTTGTTCGGCTTGAATACGTTTGGAATTGGCAATAAGTTCTTCTTGAATTTTAATTTTTTCAGTTGTTTCATAATTAGAATTCATCCTTTTATTAAGGTCATCTTGTGCATCTTTAAGAGCCTTTAAAAAATCCAATTTACTTTTATCATCTGAAGTTGCCATTATAGTATTTTCTTATTATAAATACAAAAGACCGAGATTTTTATCTACTCGGTCTAAAATTGTTTTTATTTTTTGCCTTATCTTGTTGCTTTTCTATTTCTTCGTTTTCTTTTTGTAAGAGAAACAAAAAGTGTCGTCTTCTATATATTGGCAGATTTTCTATATAATCTGCTTGAAACTTAGCATGTTTGGTCAATATATAAATCTCTTCATCAACCATTTTTTTGTAATCACCTGCTAAGTTGAGGGGAAAAAAAAGTCTATGCCCACAGTTAAAGTTGCCTTAAATTTAAATACTTTATCAGGTGCGGTGAATTCATAGTCCATATCAACATCAGGACTAACATCCATTAATTTTCTACGAATTGTATAGGCATCAAGTGCAGGCATTGCATCAACAAACTTATCAATATATGATCGATCTGTCTTTTCATTAATTGCGACAACACTTGCCTTTAACTTCATTGTTGAATATTGACTATATTCTTCGCCACTTGCTTCTTTATATGCTTCGGCTTTTTTAAATATAATAGTATCTTCACCTGAAGTTAATAATCTAATAGTTGCAATTTTCTTACGCATAGGCAGTTCAACCTGAAAATGACCAAATTGATCTGGTTGTTCTTCTATTTCTTTATGCCTTAATCTGGCTAAATCAACAGTTGTTTTAAATGGCATACCTGTTCGAGGATCATTTACTTGCACTGCATAATCTGGACCATAACTTGAAATACGCAAAAATAATATAATTGCGTTACGGTCACCAGGCAGTAATTCTTCAGGATTAATCCCGGATGTTTTAATTTTTCTTCTCAAAAGAAGATCAATTACAGTTCCATTTTCAATTAATGATGGTGTAGTGAGTAAATCTTCATCTCTTGAAGTCATGTATTCAACATTAACTTCTGATATTCCGTTTTGATAGAACATACCTTTTGATGGTAATTTAATGCTTTCATATGAAGTCATTAAATCAGGATCAGTTTCTTTTGACATAGTTCTTTCAAATTCTTGTGGATTAAAAACAGGCATTTTTGGAATATTAGTACCAGTTGCCTTATTTTCACCACTTGCAGTTGCTTCTTTGTATTTTTTTAATACTTCAGCAATACTTTCTTTTGGAGTTTCTTTTGGTGGAATGTTTTCGTTTGCCATATTTTATAAATTTTTATACTTTATTATTGTTTTAATAAATACGTGAAAAAAAATTTTCGTCACAATTCAAGATTTTCTTAAAATTATCGTATTAGTGTATATTAAAGTAATAATGTTTTACATAGTTAATATTACTTAAAGTAATTATTTAGATATAATGAATAAAGAAAAAAGAAAAGCATATTTAATTGAATATAAAAAAAATCATAAGAAACTATATGCAGATTTGATGCGTAAATATTTGTATAAAAGAGACTATAATATTACAATTGAAGAATATAATAAAATATTTGAAAAACAAAATGGTTGTTGTGCCATATGTAGTAGACATCAATCTGAATTTAAACAAAGATTATGTATTGACCATGATCATAAGACGGGTAAAATAAGAGGATTATTATGTCATAATTGTAATAGATTTTTGGGATATATTAATGATGATATAAATAATATTATTGAATATTTTAACATAAAAATTCAAATAAATGGAACATAAAATTTTAGTAGTATACGTTGGAGTTGCTACAATTAGAAGTGAAGATATTGATTATTATGTACATAAAATTGTCAGTAAAGTCATACCAACGACTTTTGAAGGCGAAATAATCGTAATTCCCATACAAGACGTAAACACAAGAATCGAATGTATTAATCCAAAATATATTACAGAACCTGAATTAATTCAACGACACACTGAACTAATGAAAGAACTTCAGGAAGCATTACTTGAACAAATAAAAATTATAAAAGAAGAGAAACATGAGTAAAAAATTAACAATAGGCATTGATGTTAATGAAGTCCTGAGAGCCAGATGGCTTCAGTTTGATAGATTTTATGACCAAGAATTTGGTAGCAGTGAAATAGAAACCCAACCAGAATATGTGTATGATTTTTTTGGTAAATATAAATGGGAAGACAAAGTTGAAATCGAAAAAGAATTAAAAGAACCGGAAGATTTTCCTGAAGACATAAATCCTATTGATTATCAAATTGATGAAAAGACCGGAGAAGCACCTGCAGATTTTGCTTTATTTAAAAATCCAAAAGAAATTCATTTAACGGCAAAAGAAGTTTACAATCGTTTCATGTATGAAGATTTTGTTTTTGAAATTCACGGCAGTGCACCCAAAATGTATCCGAATTTAGATTTGGATGTTAAAAATTTCTTCTTTAAATATAAAGACACTGTTGATTTTGTCATAGTTTCAAAAGAAAATTACTTCAGTATACCGTCAACATTGTTTTTCTTAAGCAAGATAACATCAAGATTTACCAATTATCGTTTTTGTGAAACCAATAATGAAATATTGGAAGGTGTTGACATATTGATAACAACTGATCCTGAAATTCTTGATACTCCGACAGGAAAAAAAGTAATTAAATTAACCCGACCATATAATGAAAATTGTATTAATGGTGATATTACTCCTGTTCTTCAAATCAACGACTTAAATGGAAATCTGGAATTTGAAAAATTAATTAATTATATAAAACCACAAACAAATGAGTGAAGTATTATTAAATAATGAGGCACAAAAAGCCGAATTAGAAAAAATTGAAAAGGTCCGAGTATCTTTAGATAAGATCATAAATAAGAAATCAAAATTCTTATTTGTCATACCGGATTCCCCAGGTCCGACAGCAAGTGTATATGAAATGTATTTTCATGCAACTGTTGTAAAGAATATGGGATATGAAGTTTTCATTATGGTAGAAAAAAGTGACTATGTTATTCCTATTTGGATAGAAAAAGAATTAACACAGTTTAAGCACGTACCTATGGCTGATCCAAAACTAATGGTAGGTCCTGAAGATATTATGGTTATACCTGACATATATTCTAATGTAATGGAACAAACTAAAAACCTGCCTTGTCAGAGAATTGGTTTACTTCAATCAGTTGACTATATGATAAATTCATTAATTCCGGGCACTGATTGGAAATCATTCGGCATTAATGATATTATTACAACCTCAGAAACCCTTAAAGAATGGGTTGAAACATTCCAAGGCAGAGGCAAGTTTAATATCCAAGTATATGATATTGGTATTCCCAGTTATTTTCAGAGATCAGCAGTACTACAAAAACCCGTAGTCTCTGTTATGGGAAGAAATGCAAATGAAATTTCAAAATTAGTAAAAGTTTTCTTCAGCAGGTATCCGCAATACTCATGGATAACTTTTGACCCTATGCTCACCAAGAGTAAACCACCACAGCAAATGCGCAGAGTTGACTTTGCAAAAAGATTGCAGGGTAATTTTGCTGCAGTATGGATAGATAGAATCTCAAGTTTTGGTACATTTCCTCTTGAATGTATGAAGTCCGGAGTAATTCCAATCTGTTTAAAACCTGATATTACACCTGAATACATTCTTGAAAGACAAGGTACAGGCGATACCACAGTTGTAAAAATTGCTGAAGGTGCAGGCATTTGGACCGATAATTATTACGATCTGCCAGTTTTAATTGGTGAAGTACTTATTAAGTTTCTTGATGACGCAATTTCTCCCGCACTATATACTTCAATGGAAAAAATTGCCGAAAAATATACTCAGGAAAACTCAGAAAAACGCCTTACTGAAATATATCAAGGACTTATTAATCAGAGAATTGCAATATTTCAATCAGTATTAACACCACCGCCTACAGGTGTAAATATACCTAATGAACCATTACCACCAACAATAACTGAACAAAAATAATTAGAAAATTAAAAATAAATTAATATGAATAATTTATCAATAATAATTCCAATAATTGAATGTAACGATAGTACAACACCGTTACTAACAAAAGCCGTAGAATCAATAGCAAAGCAAGAACAGATAGAAAGTCTGCCATTAATTTATATTGTATTTCCGGCATTAATTGAAGCAGACGTAATTGGTTGGAGAGATTCAATGTTACGTTTATATCAAGATAAATTAACTTTTGTTTTGGTTAAAAATGAAGGTAAAACAGATTATCAATCACAAGTAAATCTTGCTGTTGATACTGCAACTACCGATTATTTCTCGGTACTTGAATTTGATGATGAATACAGTACTACATTTTTTAGAAATGTTGTGTTGTATATCGCCATATATCCGGAAATTGATGTCTTTATGACTATGATGATTGAGGTTAATGAACAAAATCAAGGTGTTAAACTAACCAATGAAACCGTATGGGCACAACAGTTTGTGGGTGAGAACGGTGAAATGGGTTATCTGAACGCCAACGCACTTAAACAATACACAGACTTCAAATTGTCGGGTGCAGTTATTAAAAAGTCCGAATTTATTAATGTTGGTAGATATAAATCAAATATTAAGTTAACCTTCATGTATGAATTCTTACTCAGGGCATTAAACAATGCATGTAAGATATATTCTATACCAAAAATTGGTTATAAACACTTAGCAACACGTGAAGGTAGTTTATTTGATGGTTATCTGAAGAATATGCCAATAGATGAAAGAAAATTTTGGTTCGATACAGCAAATAAAGAAGCCAATTTCATTACAGACAGACCAATTGATATGTCGAGACTTTCTAAAATAGTTGTTGCTGAATAAATAACTTATATCTCATATTTTCATGAATGAAAGAGAAAGAAATAGAAAGTGCTCCGTATTTTGCAGAGAGAGAGGAAAAAGCAGTTTTAGATTATATTAATTCGAATTCCGCAGCAGAAAAGAATCAAATATATAATGAAATATTAATTGAGCCTTTCCGTAAAATGATACAATCCATATTGCGCAGGTATCCCATACATATTGGTAATTACGATATGGAAGAAGTCGAATCCAATGCCTTAACTCATTTAATTGAGCACATGGTAAAATTTAATCCGGATAAAATTACAAAGTCCGGAAATAAAACCAAGGCATTTAGTTACTGTCAGACAATCATTAGAAACTATTATAAAGATCATAGTAAAAAAAGTTATACTGAAAAGAAGATCAACTTGAGTTTTGATGATTATATTGATGAAATTAATGAAAACATTGAATATACTTATGAATTAGAAGTAGATAGTCATAATCAGTTAGATAAACTCATTAAGACAGTAATTGAAAAGATTGAAGACAAAATTAATCCACCAAACGATGCATTAATGAAAAGAAATGAAATAATTGTTGGTGATGCAATTGTAAATGTATTAAAAAATTGGCATGTGTTGTTTCAAGAAGATACTCCAGAAGGCAAATACAATAAAAGAATTACAAATAAATTTGCAAAGAATAAAATCTTGCTTTTCTTAAAAGAACAAACAGGTTTGTCAACCAAAGAAATTCGAATAGGTATTAAACCATTCAAAGAAATATATTTTATTGAAAAAATAGATTACTTGGATGACTAATAGAAATTAAATAACGTGTATTTATATGTACTAAAACTATAATAAGATGTGTCCAAGACCTATCAGAAGAAAATTAAAATTTGATGAAGATAGTGTAAATAAACTACTTCAGGAAATCTATGATGAAAGTCATAATATAAAAGCAAAAATTGCTCGTTTGTTCACTAAATGGGAACTTAAAGTAAAAGAAACTGGCGAAGTACAGGCAATTGGTGATGCAATTGTTAAACTTATTGCAGCCGAAGCCAAGAATCAGGATCAAAAAATCATGCTGTTAAGATATTTGAAGGAAGTTGTCTTTGATAATAAAGTAAATGAAGGTAATAATCCAAATAGAAAACCTGAAGATGCTGGAAATGTTACGGCAGACAGAAGAAATGAAATATTGAAGTTAGTTGAAGATGAATTAGAAAAAAAAGACAAATTAAGAAGTAATTAATGGGATTAGTTGACAATAAAAAAAGTATTTTTACTACAATTGGCGCATATACTTCCTTACAACAGTCAGGTACTTTGCCCGATCCCACTAATATATTCCCCTCAATCAATAATAAAAAGGATATTGTACCATATTTGCTTGATGTTTTGAAAGTAGTTGTTGGTTCAAATGCTTTGCAGGACTTGACAGGTCAATTATTTACTAAAATGGTTGATGCTGCAGAACCTCAATTAAAAACAATAGTAAAAAAGCAAGTAGTTCAATATAATTCAGGTCAACCACTTCCTGCATATTTTACAGCAGGAATTTCAGTGCCTGCAAAAAGTGTTGATGTATTCGGAACATTAAAAACTAATCCAAATTCAGCAAGTGGCAGTATGCTATATAGCAGTAATCCAGATAGTTTTAATAAGAAAGCATATACTGCCATATTGAATGCCGGAACAGATACTTCATTTGGAAATCTGCTTATTAATTACAATGCAACTACTGATAGTTTTGTTTTTAAACCAAATGGTGCAAGTCCAAGTATTGGTAAATGGTTAGGCGATTTTGTTGATCACACTCAAATAATTGATAAGAAGACATTTATAAGTAATGTTATGAATGCTTTTTATGGTAGTATTACAAAAAATCAAAAGAAAACCGTTGAACAAGTTTATCAAGAATTACAGGTTAATAAACTTATTGAACAATTAGTTAATGATAATGATAGTTTTGTAATTTCTCCTGAAGACTATGAAGCATTACAGCAACAAGCAGAGCAAATAGTAAATGGCGTTGTTTATTATGATATGGGTTGCGGTATAATGGCTGCAAGTCTGCCATTAAGTGGACTGAGTTCATTAGTAACAAGTATTAGTGGTTCAAGTGATCCATTTTTTGTTGGCAATCAGGTTAATGCTACTATAGATCAAAGTACTACAGGTACTCCTGTTGTTGCTGAAGCAAATAAACAAACAGTAAAAGATGGATTTTTTCAGAGATTAATAAAATTAATATCGCAAATGTTGGCAAATCTTGTGACATTATCGCCACAAATACGAGCATTATTGGCAATTTCATCTGCATTTCAAAATAATGGTATTCCGCAAATCGGAAATCCTCTTGATGATCTGAAGAAATCAAAAATATATTTAAAATGTGTTATTCAGGATGCAATGAGAATGATAAATAAATTCATATTTCAATTAGTAATTACATTTTTAATGGCATTACTTAATCCTGTGATAAGAAAAATAATTAAAGAAAAAGTAAATCAGTACGTAGGTATATTAAAAAGTCTTACTGTTGGTAATGTAGAAATTTAATAAAAATAAGCATATGATAGTAGATCAGAAATTAAACAAACAGTTTGTAGGCGTTTACCTCATCGATGGTGTGATAGACGGTACACAACTCGCAACAACTGTAAAACCAACTTGGTTCAGGATACTGATGACCAAATGGTTTTTGGGTTGGAAATGGATTAGTATTAAAGAATTAAAAGCACCAAAGTAAAAAATGGCAATAGATTTTAATAGTATTGAATCAATTATTGGTGGTTTTGATAAGATATTGCAACTCACCAACATAGGCGGTCCACCTTCAGTGCCCGTTATATTAATATTGGTGGGTGTTAAAAAAAGACCTGGATTATCGCCAACTAAAATTGCTTCACGTATTATTGCCAGAAAATCTGAGGCTGGTCTTCCTGTTGGTGCTTTACCTTCAGGTGGTGCAAGTCCTGATGAAATTATGGAGAGAATCAGAATTGAAGAAATCGTAAGAGCATTTCAAGAAGATGCACTTATTACAGTAGCAATTCCACCGGGAATTACTGTGAGTGCTTCAGGTATTGGACCAACAGGACCAGTTACTGTGGCAGGTATGACAATATATTATGCTAAAGGTTATGGAATTATACAATAATGGAAAATTTAAGTGGATATACAGAAACTGAATTACTTAAGATGATAAATGATTGCAAAGCAATGCATGATACACTTAAGCAAGAAATTATTGACATGACCTATGAAGTCGATGTACTTGAACAAAAAATTAATGCAAGAATTGATGTTCTTAATAAAAAAGAAAAGGAATACGTTAAACTCATTGAAGAATTAAATAATAGACAAAATGTCGTTTGAAAGACCAATAATGCAGACATCAAACCCGTATAAAAAAGTTACTGGTACTCTTGATGTTACGAGAACAATTTACTATGGCGAAGTGGTTAGCATTGATGATCCTACCGATGGCGGTAGAATTAAAGTAAAAATTCCTGATTTGGATAATCAAACAAGCAATGCTGATTTGACTTGGTGTTACCCTATTGTGCCTAAATTTTTTCATGTCTATCCAAAGGTGGGCGAGGTTGTGAGAGTTTTTATAGAAGACATTAAATTTCCACAAAGAAGTCGTTATTGGGAAGGTCCAATAATTAGTCAACCGCAAAAAATAAACTTTGATACTTCATATACTGCACTTTCAACAACAAATATGGGATTGACAAGTCCTCAACCTGCAGTAAGCACATATCCCGATGCCGATGGTGTATATCCTTTAATAGAAGATATTGCAATTGTTGGTAGAGTTAACACAGATATTATATTGAGAATCAATCAAGTATCAATTAGAGCAGGAAAACATGAAGACGGTAATGTTCTTAAATTAAATGTTAAAAATCCTGCAAGTATTGATATGATATTTGAGCAAGTAAATAACACAACTGAATATTATAGTAATACAATTATACAA